GACCGAGTCCTCGAGGATCTGGCGCCGACGATCGCCCGCGGTCAAATGAACCAGGCGATCAAGCGGCTCTGGGAGATCTTCGACGAGCTCGTGGACGCCGACGAGATCTCGGGGACGCGGCGGCTCATCGAGCTCACGCATCTCGTCGCCGGGAACCGTCGGATCAAGACGCTCGAGGTCCCGGCCGAGAGGAGGGCGACATGAACCCGCGCGCGAAGCTCACGGTCGTCATCGGCGACGACCAGGTCGACATCCCGACGAAGTTCGTCGTGTGCCGGCGTTGCGAGGGCCGCGGGTCTCACGTCAATCCCGCGATCGACGGGAACGGGATCTCGCCGGAGGAGTTCCGGGACGACCCCGACTTCGAGGAGGCCTACTTCCGCGGCGACTACGATGTCCCCTGCTACTTGTGCAAGGGCCAGCGCGTCACGCCGGCGCCGGACTGGGAGAAGCTCACGAAGGAGGAGCGCCAGGCCTGGCGGACCCAGGAGCGCGAGCTCGCCGACATGGCGGCCGAGGAAGAGGCGGAGCGGAGGATGGGAGCATGAGGCGCCGGATGAGGACGATCTGGGGCGCGAACATGAGCCTCCCCTGGGCCGAGTGCTCGAAGACGCGCGTCGAGATCCAGGCGGCGCTCGATGAACGTCGGAAGGTGACGATCACGTTCCGCGCGATGACGCGCTGGAGCACCTACGGGAAAGTCACGCGGAACCTCCGGCGCTTCGACGAGAACGGGACGACGCCGATCGTCGTCTTCGGCGGCTGGAACGACTTCCGGGTTCGACCGGGTGAGATCCTCGAGATCGAGATCCTCGAGTTGTAACGCGCCGCGGCTCGGCGTATAAAGTGAAGCCCCGCCAGGAGATGATCCGGGCGGGGCTTTTTTTTCGGTCGGCGTCTTTGCAGGATAACGACCGGCGGCGCGATTCTAGCGCGACCCCGGCCCTCCCCGCAAGATCTCCCGAGACCGGCGACTCACAAGTCCGCCGGCTTCCGACCTGGTTCGTCGTGTCCGGAGCTTCTGGCCCCTCCCTCCGGACCTGGATCCGGCCGGTTGAGATCGGTCAATCTGTTATAGCTTGTTGTTGTAACGGAGGGGCCCCGCGTCGCCGATCCCAGGGGACGGCCTGGGTGTAAGCTGTTGAGAAGCTGGGGATAACTTCGAGGAGTAGAACATGGCGGAAGGATCGAGCGCGACGTGTAAAGATTGCCACAAGCCGATCAAGTGGACCTCGAGGAACGGGCGCTGGATCCCGCTCGAGCCGCGGACGGACGACCGTCATCGGTGCAACATTGACCGGACGTGTGAGGGCCCAGGGTGCGGGAAGACCTTCAAGGGTGCGCCCTGGATGAAGCTCTGCCCGGAGTGTTACCGGAGCCAGGGAGGAGGCCGGGAACGGGTCCAGGAGCCCGCCAGACCGTCCAGGCCGAAGGAACGGCTCGAGGGAGGACAAGATGACGACGTTCCCTTCTAGTTCCGGAGAGGGCGACCAGGGCGGCCTCTTCGACAAGCCCGAGCCCGACGAGGAGCCGAAGCCGAACTCGCCCGAGGATCTCGGGATGACGACGCCGTCGGTCCCGAAGGGTGAGCTCTACGGGAAGCCGGCGCCCGAGCCGGATCCTCTTCCCGTCAACAAGTGCTCGAGCGCGATCTCCTGGGAGGACGGGCGGAAGTTCGTCGCCTGGATCCACGCCCAGGACATCCCGACCCACGCTCGGATCACGCTCGGCGGGATCCTGGTCGGCCTCTCGGGCCTGGGGACTCCCGACCTTCGCTGGCTCTGCGGAGCGATCCGCCAGGCCGGCCGAGCTCCCTCTCCGGAGAAGCTCCGGCGGGCCGTCATGACTCACGACGTCGCCGTCCTCCGCGAGGAGCCCGACGACTAGGCGATCGGGACGCCGGCGTCCTGGTAGGTGTCCGAGGAGTTCTCGGGCGTCCGATAATCCCTCGCGGCCTTCCTGGTCGGGATCGTGCCGGCCAGGTTGAAGCGCGAACGAAGTCCGGCCAGGAGCTCGGCGGCGGTGACGCCCACGACCGAGACCGTGATCCCGTCGTTGATCGTCAAGCCGGTCCCGGCCGCTGGGGCGCCGTTCTTCCTCCGGATCACGCTCGTCGGCGATGCCGGCGGCGTGACGACGGTATAAGTCCCGCGCTCGATGAGCTTCGCCCCGGTGACGACGCCGGCCGCCACGGCCGAGACCATCCCGACCGCGGGGACCGTGAAGGTCCCGCCGGTGATGTCGAACTGGTCCCCGACGAAGTAGCCGGAGCCGCCCGCGGCGATCGCCTCGCCGACCAGGCGGAGCGGGCTCGCGTTCGCCCTGGTCGCCTCCCTCGTGAGGAAGTTGTCGAAGCCGGCGTGACGTGAGCGGAAGCGGTCGTCGGTCGTGAGGAGCCGACGCCGGTGTCGGATCCGCCGCGCGTGGATGTTGACGGTCTTCTGGAGTTGCAAGTTCTGGGACATGGTCGTCTCCTACGTCGGGAGGGCTTCGTTGAATAAGACGAACCACTCGTTCGTCAAGGTCTTCTGGATTTTCGCATGAGCGCCGGCGGCGATGCCAGCGACGACGAGGTTCTGGCTCCCGGTCGCATAGGTGACGGCCGCGTCGTCGGTGACGGTGATCGGGTTCGCGCCGTCCTGGTTGACGAAGTGAAGGGTGTCGCCGATCGGGATCGGGACCGTCACGGCGTCGGGGATGTTGAGCGTGTGCGCGGCGTTGTTGATGAGGACGGTCCCGTTCCGGTTCCTCATCGTCGGCTCGAAGGTCGCCGCGGTGATCGCCTCGACTACCGCCCGCCGAGCGTCCGGGAAGACGATCCAGACGTCGCTCGAGATGTGCCAGAGCTTGAAGTGTTCGTTCGTCTCGAAGGTCGGACGAGCGCCGGCGGTCGCGGCGGTCTCGTCGTAGCCGGCGAAGCGGATCGTGACGCCGGTGTCGCCGGTGAGCTCGAGGAAGCCGGTCCCGAGGAACGTGACCTCGTAGAACACGCCGAGCGGGAGCGGGAGAGCCGCGAAGTCCTGGATCGTCAAGACGACCGGGTTCGAGGCGTCGTCGAGGGTGAGCATCCGGCCCGCGTCCTCGAGGGCGGTCGTGTAGGTCGCGACCGTCTCGAGCTTCTCGAACTTCCGGTCGAGCGCGCCAGGCGTCCAGACGCCGTTGATGTGGATCCAGGGGCGGTCGAGGGTTCGGTCGTAGACCTGGAAGCCGTCGCGCGGCTGGATGTAGAACCAGGGCGAGCCGTCCGTCTGGCCGGGGACGTTCGTGAAGACCGCGAGCGCGTCGGCGATCCCGCCGGTGTCCGGGCCCCAGTTCGTCCCGGTCGGCGTCCCTGGGCCGAGGAGGTAGGTGTCGCCGACGGCGGGGCCGACTGGCTCCGCGGTTCTCTGGTCGATGATGAAGGCCTGGCTCTGGGAGTCGAGGATGACCATCGACGAGTCGAACCCGTTCTTCCAGTCGTTCGTCCCGAGGGTGTACTCGAAATTGACGCCGATGTTGGGGAGTGCGGTCTGGGGCATGGTGGACTCCTACGGGCTCACGTCGCGGAACTCTACACGAAGACCGAAGCCGACGTCGCCGGAGACATCGAAGGCGGTGTTCCCGACGGTCCGGACGATCTGGGCGCCGAGCGAGAGGCGGGTGATGTCGTCGACGACGTTGATGACGGAGAACCTCGCGTCGAGGTCGATGTCGTCGAGCATCCGGAGCCAGGCGGCCCGGTAGTTGTTTTGCTCGGCGATGACCGTCTCCGAGAAGACCGTCCCGTCGAGCGTCGCCGAGATGATGACGCCGACCGTGGCCGCGTCGTTGACGATGCCGATCGTGTTGACCTGGGCGAGCCCGCCAGGAAGGCCGGCGACGGCCGGCGTCCCGAGTTGCGGGTTGAACTTGAGGAGGCCGGGGACCCCGAAGCCTGGGCCGCGCCCGCCGGCGTCGAACGCGATCCCGCCCGAGTTCGAGTTGAAGACCTTCGTGATCCGGAGCGCGAAGTTGTCGCGGATCGTCAGCACGATCGAGGCGCGTTGCATCGGGAAGTCCATGCCGGGGACGAGGACGAGCGGGCCCTGGATGTTCTCCAGGAAGTCGGCGACCTGGCTCTGGCGGATGAGGTCATAGAACTCCTGGTGGAACTGGGTCCGGTCGTCACTGGTTCCGAGTTGCCGGACCGAGAAGAACTCGCCGAAGCCCTCCCGGCCGCCGGCCTCCTGTTCTTGCTCGAAGGTCAAGGCCGAGCCCGCGATGAGGATCGCGTTCTGTGCCGTCGGTGATGTCTGGAGGAAGGCGGGCTCGTTCGTCTCGCTCAAGATGTCCGGGACCAGGAGGCCCGACGTCCCCGGCGCGGTACTGTCCGAGCGATACCAGTCGACGATCACGACCTGGCGAACGGCGGCTCGCGGCGGCGCCGCTTGCTGGCGGAAGCCGACCCCGAACATGAAATTCAAGGGGACGATGTTCGCGGGCGGTTGCTGGCGAAGGTTCACGTCGCCGAAGCGCGTCGTGATCGTGACCTTCGCCCCGACGCGGGAGATCGTGAACGGCCGGCCGACGGACACGGCCTCGAGCCTCGCGCGGATCTCCTCCGCCCCGTCCTCGAGCGTCGGGAAGCTCGTCTGGGGAAGCCGGAAGTCGGCGCCGAAGTTCTCGAAGAGGATCCCGTCGAACATATCGAAGAGGAAGCGGCGATCCTCGCCGACGCCCATCGTCCCGAGGAGCTCGACCGTCCAGATCCGATCGTTCCCGGATCCTGGGACCGGGTCGGGCGTGAACGGCGGGGCCCCTTGCGGGAGGACGACCCCGATGTTCGGGGCCTCGCCGCCGAAGTCGCCGCCGAAGTTGAGCCCGAAGCCGAAGACCTCGAACTCGCGCGTCGTGGCGACCTGGCCCTCGTTGCCGGCGGTCGTCCGGTTCGTGATCTCGACGGTGAAGTCGAGCTCGTCGGGGATCCCTGGGTTCGTCTGCGGGATGAAGTCGGTCGTGATGAACTCGTTCGAGAAGATGTTGATCCGGTCGACGACGATCGCGGACGTGTCGACGCGCCGGACGACGACATGGGCGCCGACGTCTCCGGCTTGCTGGATGTTCGCGTCGTCTTGCTTCGTGTCGAAGGACTGGTTGATCCGGTTCCGGGTGAGCCAGGTGATGTCGAGCGTCCCGACCGCGCGGGTCCAGCCGTCGAGATCGTGGAAGCGGTTCAAGTTGACCATCGGGTCGCCTGGCGGGATCGGGTTCCGGATCCGTTGCTGGACGTCCGTCGAGAGCGTCGCCGCCGAGCCCTCGGCGAGGAGGTTCCGGACCGTCTGCGGGAGGATCTTCACGTCGATCAAGCCCGGCGGATCCGGGAGCGCGCCGGCTCGCTGGAGGAGGCCCAGGCCGAGGCCGATGAACCAGACGACCGCGTTGTCCAGGTGATCGGCGGGGACCGTGTCGAAGAGCCCGAAGTGGCAATTCTGGAGCGTGATGATCCCGCCGCCGGCGTCGATCGCGGTCTCGAAGAAGAGGAGCTCCTCGTCGATGAGGAACACGTTCGACGGGTCGTTCGGGTTGATCGTTGTCGAGGCGACCGCGATGAGCTCGTCGATCCGGACGTCGTTGAGCGCGTCGATCGAGATGTCCTGGATGAAGGGCGTGACGTCGCCCTTGTCGCGCGAGATCGCGGCGGTGATGAGCGCGGTCGGCGTGAAGTCGTTCTCGGTCCCCTCCAGGCCGAACGGCGTCCCGACCCGGTCCGAGAGAACGTCGAAGGAGATGTGAAGGCCGCCGTCGCGCGAACATAGGACGGCCAGGTGTCGATCGTTGTCGAGCGATAGCTGGAAGGGGACCTCCCAGAGCCGCTCGCGGAGCGACGGCTGGGCGGCGGAGTTGATCGGCTGCCAGCCGGTGTCGGTCGGGTCGGAGTAGCTTCCGGCGTTGAACGAGAAGACGTCCTGGACGGCGTCGATCGTCATCTCGTTCTCGAGAATCTTCCCGCGGTCGACCGACGTGATCCGGATCGGGAGGCGGGTGATCCCGAAGCGGGCCCAGGAGAACTCGAGGACGTCGCCCGGCTGGACGTCGAACTGGGAGCGGTCGGTCACGAGCTTCATCGTGACGATCGGCGTCGAGAGCGCGCGGAGCTCACGCCAGGCGATCGAGTTCGCGAGCGTCGGGTTCTTCACGCCAGGCGAGCGGATCTTCGCCGCGTTGATCGCCTTGACGATGTCCTGGTTCGCCATGTCTTGAGCGAGCGCGAAGCTCGTCGTGTAGTTCTTCCGCCGGTCGGTGAACTCGATCTGGATCTGGTTCTGGGTCTCCGCCCAGGTCGGCCGCTGGAAGCGCGTGACCGACTTGACGTTCGACTCGTCGAGGAGCGGGAGCGTCCCCGGCGTGTAGTCGAAGCGGACGAGCGTGAAGGAGAAGAGGCCGGTCACGGCGTCGACCGTGAGGATCCCGTCGACTTGTTGTTCGACGAGCTTGATGAGCTCGAGGACGTCTTGCTGGCGGTCCCAGACCCAGGCGAAGCCCTGGCCCTCGGTCGCGAGGATCGCCGCCTGGGCGCGGAAGTTGACCAGGTCGACGTCGGAGGAGCCCCGAGCCAGGCCCCATTCGGTGTTAGTGAGCGCCTCGAAGACGACGTTCATCGGGTTCGCGCCGAGGTCGATCTCCTCGTTCCCTGGCTGGAGCGTCGCCAGGTCCAGGCCGTCGGGGATCCGCTGGACCTCGTAGGAGAACGAGCGAAGCTGGGGCGCGAGCCCGATCTCGCCCCGCTCCCAGGTGATGAAGCACGTCCCGCGGTAGGCCGGTTGCGGTTGCTGGAACGGCGAGAGGTAGGTCGAGATCGCCTGGGTCTCGGTCCCTGGGAAGATCCGCCCGCCGCCGACCAGGCCGCCGCCGCCGCCGGACTCCTCGCCGCCGTAGAACTCCGGCTCGTCGATGAAGTAGGAGGCGCCGATGTCGGTCGGGACCAGGTTCGCGTCGGCGCTCGGCGCGTCCTGGCCCCAGGCGAACGAGTCGTCGTTCCGGATGTTGATGAGGAGGTCGACCGGGCCCCGACAGATCGCCATCTGGAGCCCGATGAAATACCGGAAGCCGGTCGTCACGGTGTCGCTCGAGAACATCCCCGTCTTGATCTTCTCGGTGATCGGGTCGGCGATCAAGTCGCCATACCAGACGACGTTCACGCCGGACATCCGGACGCGGCCCCAGATCAAGGGAACGGCTCGGCCCTCGGTCGCCGTCGGGACGTTGAAGTCGCCCAGGCCGGCCGGCTTCGCGTCCTCGATGTTCGGCTTCGGACGGAGGAGCTCGGTCACGAGGAACGTGATGACGTTGATGAGGAGCATGACCCAGAAGACCACGGCGCGCTCCTATGATCCGCCGCGGAGTCGCGTGTTGAACGGGTTCTTCCTGGGGACGAACGGGAAGCCGCCGTAGTCCAGGACGGCCGCGAACTTCGTGTCGCAAGTCGCGAGCGAGTGATCGCAACCGGCGAAGACGTCGACGTCCGAGCCGATGACCGTCTCGGCGAACGGGAGGAGGAGCGTGAGCGTGTCGCCCGCCTGGGCGAGAATCATCCGCGCGTCGTCCAGGGTCCCGGCGGGGAACCTGGCGAAGCCGCCGACGAAGTTGTCCGCCGGACCGACGCCGCCGGCGCCGTTGACCGTGATGTCGTTCCCGGAGACCGCCGAGACGAGCCCGGTGAACGTGAAGAGGCCGATCGAGACCTTGCATCGCTCATCGTAGAGGATGTGATTACAGAGCCCGAGGTAGGTGAAGCGCGGCGCCGCCCGGTTGAAGACCTTCGTGTTCGGATTACAGAGGAGCTTCGCCTCGAGCTCGCCGTCGAAGGAGGCGTTCGCGATGAAGCCCTCGAACAGAACCAGGACTTCCTCGGCTGGGTCGGTCAAGTGAGCCCGGAGGATCTGGACCGTCCCGACCTGGCCGGGGAGGTTGACGATGAACTTCGCCGGGACCGGGTTGTCGAGCGGGAGCGTGATCGTGAGTTGACCGGCGGAGTCCTCGACCGTGGCCTCGGTGTTCGTCCTTGAGATCCTCTCGGTCGTGTAGGCGAAGCCGTTCCAGACGATGTCGCGCTGGAACGACGTGAAGCGGAAGATCTCGAGGCCGAAGATGAACGTGTAGAGCTCGATGACCTGGCCGGACTCTCGGCTGGTCTCCTGGGCGGCGAAGGTCATGACGGGACTCCGGTGAGGTTGAAGTCGATCCTAGACTCTCCGGGCCGTTGATGCGAGAAGCCCGGCGCGTCGTTCGAGATCCGCGAGAGCGTGAGGAACTCGATCCGGTTGATGTCGACGAGCGGGAGCGCCGGCGTGATCCCTGGCGAGAGCGTGATCCGCTCGACGGTGTCGGAGACGACGGAGGAGCCCGTGATGAGATGCTGGGAGACCGTCCCGTCGACGCGGATGATCTGGATGTCCGAGCGCGGCGTGATCTCCTGGACGAACTGGGTGAAGCCGAAGGCCTCGAAGTCGATCTGGGTCGACGTGTCGGCGATGTCGGCGATCGCCTTGAAGTCGTTCCGGCCGGTCCCGACGTAGAACGCAAGCTGGGACCCCTTGAGGAAGTGGAGGAGTTGACGGAAGTCCCAGGTGTCCTCGAAGCTCTTCCCCTCGAAGCCGTAGTTGAACGACGGCTTCCCCTTCGTCCACGAGGAGAACTGGAGCGCCGGGCCGGTCTCCGGATCCAGGCGGACGACCTTCCGGCGGATCCCCTCCTTCACGGTCGAGCTCTTCATGAAGTTCAAGCGGTCGATGAGCGGCTTCGCGACCGTCTGGCCGCCGCCGAGGTAGGTCGGGAACGCCGCCTGGCTCGCGAGGTTGACGTTGTCGAGGACCGTGAACTCGATCTGGAAGTCCGTCGGGCCGATGGCGAAGCGGGACGCGGAAAGCTGGGGCCGCGTGAGCGCGGTCCGGACCGGGATGACGATCGTCTCGACGGCGTCGAAGGCCGTCCCGATCCCGACCTGGAGCTCGATGTCGTTCGGGTTCACGGTGAGGATCTCGAGCGTCTCGGCCTTGAAGTTGTTGTCGTAGATCATGACCAGGCCGCCGGCGCGGAAGTCGGCGAAGGCGGTGTCGACGATGACCGTCGTGTTCCCGATGTTGAGCGGAGCGCCGAGCGGCTTCGACTCGTGCCAGACCGGGACGCCGAACACGCGGCTCTGCCAGTCGAAGAGGACCGCGTTGATCGAGTCGCGCGTCCGATCGTCGTCGGTCCGGACCGTGAACTTGAAGATCTGGCGCGGGTTCTCGCGGACGTTGATCCGTTGCTCGCTCCCGTCGTTGACCTCGATGACGTCCGTCTTGAACTGGAGGGTCTCGCCGATCGGCGACTGGGGCCGATACTGGAAGAGCGTGATCCGGTTCCCCGTGATCGGGACGATCAGGAAGTCGATCGCGGTGTCGATGTCGAAGTCGAGCGTCCCGGTGATGCTCGGCGGGCCGGCCGTCGTGACCTGGACGTCGAGGATGAAGTTGTCGAGCGACGCCATGAGGAGCGGGAGGGCCGGGAGGTTCGTCGCGGCGACGCCGGCGCCGGCATTGTTGACGAAGGCCTCCCAGGTTCGCGCCTCGTTGCGGAAGGCGTTGAAGAGCTCGAGCGTCCGGATCTGGGTCGTCAAGACGTTCCCGAGATCCAGTCGGCCGGGGAAGACGTGCCACTTCTCGAACCAGTCGCTCGGCTGGTCGAGGTCGACGAAGCCGGCGACGTCCTTGAACGGCCCGAGGTTCGCCTCCTGGAGCGCGGCCGTCCCGACGACGACCGAGCCGTCCTCGATCGTCGCGACGTTGTCGGGGTCGAACGGGTCGACGCCGAAGCCGGTGATGAACGTCCGGACCCGCTCGAAGGGGTCGTAGTTGCTGGGGACCGTGGCCGGATCCGACGGGTCGTAGGGCGCGGACGGGTAGGCGAAGCCGCCGACCGCGAAGCCGGGCGGCTTCGGATCGCCGACATCCGGATCCGGGAAGGGTCCGGCCGGGCCGGGTCGCGGTTGTACGTTGCCGGCGAAGTCGGTCATCGCGGGCCGCCTCTAGGCGTTCTCGCGCCGGTAGGCGATCCCGCCGTTCCAGGACTCCTCGGTGTTGTTCTGGAGGAATTGCTTCCGGACCCAGGGGAAAAAATACCAATCCTCGCCGGCGATCGAGATGATCTGGCCCGGCTGGATGTTGGCGATGTTGCACATCCGGACGTCGGCCTGGAAGCCGACCCGCCGCGCGAGGTCCGGCGCCGGGACGCGGTCCTCGAGCTCGAGCGGGATCGGGAAGAGCGGCTTGTAGGCGGTCGCGAGCGTGATCTCGAAGCCGCCGAAGGCGGCGAACTCTCGCGAGGTACGCCAGCCGCCGGCGCCGATCCAGCGCGGGTTCCCGGCGCGGTCGTTCCCTGGCGTGGCGGTGTTCGCCATACAAGCCCAGGCCGTCGCCGGATCCGGCTCGCCCGGATACCCGTCGACCCGCATCGTCGCCGCGAGCGAGAGGTTGTTCCCGAAGCCGTCGATCCCGAAGGAGTGCTGGGTGATCGCTGGGACGTCGATCCGGCTCGAGGACTGGTCCCAGAAGTGGCCGTAGCAATACTCGCCGCCGACCCAGTCGCCGATCTTGAGGATCTCGCCGAAGCCGAAGTGACGGTAGCGGCCGGCGTCGACCTCGACGACGACGTGGACGTATGCCGGCGAGGCGTCGTTCTCGAAGAAGAAGAAGGACGTGTGAGGCCCGGCGAACTGGTTGCAGCATCGTTGCGTGTCGAGGTTCGTGAGGACGTTCGTCGGGAGGCCGTTCCCGGAGTCGCCCGTGGCCGTCCAGGGGTCGGTCGTCGGCGACGGATCCGCGGCGGTCGCCTGGTAGATCCCCATCGTCCCGTTATCGGTCGCCTCGGTGTATTGCATCGAGACGAAGATCGAGTTCTTCGAGAAGCCGATCGAGCCGACGTCGGCGGTGATCGTGTTGAAGAAGGTCTCGGTCCAGCCGTTCGCCTGGAGGAAGGTCGAGAGTTGCGTGAGGAGGTTCTCGATCGAAGTCGATGTTCCGGTCTGGAAGGCCATGATCTAGGCGTCCTCTCGTAAAAATTGGAACGCGAATTGCTCGGTCCGGTTCGCGCTCTGGAAGGCGCGGTAGTGTATCCCGCCGACGATGACCCGGTCCTGGGCGAGGATGTTGTTCCCGGCCGTGGACGCCCAGAAGACCGAGTCGAGCTCGCCGAGGATCTGGAGCGACGGGATCGAGAACCAGACGATCGTCGGGACGAGGATCGTGATGTTGCCGCCGGAGTCTTCGGTCTCGCGGAGCGTCGTCGTCGGGACCCCAGGGCTCCCGGTCGTCGGGATGACCCCGTCCCACTGGCGGCCCGGACTGTTCGGGAGGAACTTCGAGGCGGGGTTGTACTCGTTCGAGGTCGGCGGGTTCGGCCGGGCTGGATAGACGGATCGCTCGGTGAACGACTGGCGCGTCCCGCCGAATTGCCAGTTCCTCACGAATTGCCAGGTCCCGTCGAAGAAGCGCAAGCCCGCCGGGCCGCGCGAGTTGCCGCCGGTGAAGGTCGAGGCGCCAGGGTCCGCGATCCCCGCCTGGGAGAGCCCCGACGCGGAGAAGCTCGTGTTCCACTTTGAAGTCGTGCCGGCGATGTAGAGCGGGTACGGATACTCGACCGGCGTCGCGAACGGGTTGAGGAAGCCCAGGTAGAACGACTGATAAGTCGAGCCGATCCTCATGATCCCGGAGAGGACGCGCGGCGTGACGTGGAACCAGCACTCGATCGAGCCGTCGGTGAGCGGGACGAGGCCGCGATCTCGTTCGGCGAGAGGTAGGAGAAGCCCGGCTGGTCCTCGAGGAGGAGGAGGGTGTTGAAGCCGGTGAAGCCGAAGAGTTGCCAGTTGAAGACCGCGGGGCCGGTGTCGCGGACCTCGAGGATCCCGACGAAGATCTGGTCGGCGCCGGCGTTGCCTGGCCCCTGGAGGAGGAGCTCGCGCTCGAGGACTTGGATCCCGCCGCCGCCGGCGATGATCGGGTTGTCGATCGTCGAGGTCGAGACGGCGTCGTTCCGATTGATCGCCCAGTTCTGGACCTCGAAGGTGAGGTTGAAGGTCGCGTCGTCCGCTCCGGTTCCGCCGGTCACGGCGACCGGGTTCCCTGGCGCGGCCGAGTAGGCGCCCGTGTTGAAGACGCGGATCCCGTCGATGACGCCGGCGGCGACGCTCGTGACTTCGAGGGTCGCGACGAGCGAGTTGACGACGGTCCCGCCGGAGACGGTGAGGATGTCGCCGACGGTGTAGCCGGTCCCGCCGGCAACGATCGCGGCGGCGATGACGTTGTCGTTCGTGGCGAGATCCAGGAGCCGGAGGAGGGCTTCATCGTAGCCGGTGACGGTGACGTTGTGCGTGGCGCTCACTGGTTCGCTCCTATCCGAGGACCCGGCGGATCGTTTCCGGGTTCTTCTGGATGACGTTGATGATCGCCTGGGCGCCCTCCGGCGTCTCGATCCCGCTCGGGATGTCGGCCGGGTCGGTGACGTTGATGACGTTGACCTGGGGCGGCGCCTGGGCGGCCTGGTTGATGTTGATGTTCGGGTCGATCTGGCCGGAGCCTGGCGGCGTGAAGAGCTCGGGCCCACGTTCGCCGACGAGGACCGGCTGGCCGCCGCGGACCGTTCCGCCGGCCTGGAAGCCGCCGCCGAAGAGTCCGCCGACGAACGAGAGGAAGCCGCCCTCGGCGCCTCCGCCCAGGTTCCCCAGGATCTCGAAGACCTCGGCCGCCAGGGCCTCGGCGGCGAGTTGCTGGAGGAGTTGCGCGAACTTGAACGGGATCTCGTCGAGGCCGTCGCTCAAGGGGTCGGCGATGATGCCGGCGAGCGTTCGCTCCGAGGCCTCCGAGACGTCGTCGAAGAAGTCCTGGAGGGTCGGGAGCGCGTCGGCCGCGGCGTCCTTCTCGTCGAGGAGCGTCTGGGTGAGCTCGCGGATCCGGGCCGCTTGCTCTTCCGTTGCGCCGGAGGCCAGGGCGCGGAGCTCGGCGTTCGCGGCGAGCTCGACGTTCGTCGCCTGGAGGAGAAGGATCTCCTCCTCGAGGGCCTCGATCTGTTCCTGGAACGTCGCCGCCAGTTCGGACGCCTCGATCTCTTCGCGGAGCGCCCGCTGGGCGGCGATGCTTTGCTCGGCTTGCTCGAGGAACGCCACGCGGAGCGCCTCGATCTCCGGCCCCGGTGTCGACTCGCCGAAGATCTCGTTCTCCGCCGCGGCCAGCGCCAGGTCTTCACGGTAGCGCCGGATCGCCTCGGCCGCGCCTTCGCCCGCCGTGGCCGTGAGCCGAAGCTCCTCCTCGCTCATCCGGAGCGACGAGAGGAACTCCTCGATCCCTTCGGCGACTTCACGGAGCTCCTCCGGGTCGACCGCCACGGCGCCGGCGGCGCCTTCGCCCTCCGGTCCCTTCGCGGCTTCGGCGATGTCGCGAGCGCCTTCGTCCCAGAGCTCGACGAGGGCTTCGATCGTCCCGCTCGTGTCGGCGATGAGCTCGTCGCGGAGCTCGCGGAAGTTCTCGAAGAAGAGGTCGGCCGTGTCGCCGCCGGCTTCGGAGAGGATCGTCCCGATCCGGCCGGCCGACTCCCCGAGCCCGGAGACCAGATCGTCGCCGAGGTTCGCGAAGATGTCCCGCGCCTCGCCGAAGTCGCCACGGAGGACCGCCATGATCCCCGAGACGAGGTTCGAGATCCCGACGCCGATCTCCCCGAAGATGCCGAAGAAGACCTCGCCCAGGACCGCGCCCACGGCGCCGAGCGTCCGGCCGACGAACTGGAACGCCGTGACGAGGACCGTGATGAGTGAGTCGGCCAGAAGACCGACCGCGCGCGTCGCCAGGAGGACGACCGTCGCGAAGACCTGGACGCCGCTCGTGACTTCCGTCGTGTCGTCGAGCGACCCGGTCAGAGCGTCCGAGAGAAGGTCGACCGCGTCCGCGAGGCCCTTGATCGCCTGGGCCGCGGAAGATCCCGCGCCGCTGGCTTCGTTGATCCCGCCGACGAACGAGAGGAGGGAGTTGTTGAGGACCGTGAACGCCTGGCCGATCGTCGAGACGGTCGTCGCGAACTGGGCGTCGAGCTCCCCTCCGCCCTTGAGGATCGCGCGGAAGAACTCCTCCGACGAGACCTTCCCCTCGATGACGAGCGTCCGGAGACGCCCGACCGATCCGCCGGCGGCGTCGAGTCCACGGGCGGCGGCCTGGGCGAGCGGGAACGCGCCCTCGAGGATCGAGTTGAACTCCTCGCCGCGGACGATGCCGCTCGAGAAGGACTGGGAGAGTTGACGAAGCGCGCCGGCCGACTCGGCGGCGGCGCCGCCCTGGATCGCGAGCGCCTTCCCGGAGATCTCGACCAGGCGGAAGAGCTCCTCCTGGCTCGCGCCGAGCTCGTCCGCCGCGATCGACGCGCGCGAGAAGAGCCCGACCGTCGCCTCGAACGAGGTCCGCGTGTCCTGGGAGATGTCGAAGAGGCGCTCCTGGGCCGCGGTGAGCTCCTCGGTCGAGTCGGTGACGACGCGGAGCCGGTTCTGGAGGGCCTGGTAGGTGTCGACCGCGCGGACGATCTCACGGACGCCCAGGGCGAGCCCGAAGCCGGCGGCGGCTCCCGCCGCGACCTTGAACGCGCCCGAGAGGCCGCTGACCTGGCCGCGAAGTCCACGGAGAGGACCGCCCGCCCGGCGCGCGCCGGAGGCGACTCCGCGAGAGTCCAGGACGACGCGGATGACTCGGTCGGTCATGAGCGAGTCCTCGCCGGCTTATGGGCGAGGGCGGCCTTCCGCTTCCGCTCCTCCGTCTCGTCGATGCTCTTCCAGTGATCGACCAGAACCTTGTCGACCTTCCAGACGATCCGCTTCAAGCGGTCCAGGTTGAGCCCGTAGGCGTCACAGTAGGCGGCGATCGCGGAGATCGGGATCGGCCCGCGCGGGTGTCGTCGCTCGCCCTGGAGATCCTGGAAGGCCTCCCAGTAGAGGAGGAAGGCCGGGTCGACCGTCGGCGGCGCCTCGGGATGTTCCGGAGGCGCGAGGCCTCGCTCCTTCATGGCCGCGATGATCTGGTCCGAGACCTTCGCGTCCCCGATCCGGAGCGTGTGATCGAGGACTTCTATGAGTTTCCCGCGGCGTCCTCTTCGTGGGCCGCGCGGTAGTGACCCCAGCGAAGCGCGACGACCTGGATCGCCTGGAAGAACTTCGGCGCGCGCTTGAAGAGGCGGACGGCGTTCGTCTCGGTGAACTTGAGCTTCGCGTCCTTTTTGTCCTTCGGATCCGTCCAGGTCCAGCCGAGGACGACCGTCCGGGCGTAGAGCTTCCAGAGAAGCTCGCGGTCGACATCGTCCTCGATCGAGTCCAGGCCGTTGCCCTTCATCCCGACCGCCAGTTCGGCGAGCTCGCGCCTGTAGTGGGAATTGAGCGCGGCGTCGGCCGGCCGGACCTTCACGACCGCGATCACTTTCCCGCCGAACTCGATCTCGCACTCTCGCCCCTCGCTCGCTAGTTTCTCGGATACTTCAAAGGCCTCTAAGACTCTCACGGTCTTCCTCCTGGGCCTCGAAGGCCCGGTTGTCGTGATGAACTACCGGGCGAAGTTCACGCGCTGGGTCGACATCGTGTAGCCGAACACCGACGAGAGGATCGCCTGGTAGGTTCCGGGGATCGTGACGTCCGCGTTTTTGCCTGGGACATCCGGCGCTCCTCCGGAGAACTTGATCCGCGGGAGGTCGAAGATCAAGCTCCGCCCGTCGCCGCCCTGGGTGATGAGATCGAGCGAGGTCTCCGCGTTCTGGAGGATGACCTGGAGGATCTCGTCGTTGTCGAAGTAAGTCGAGAGCGTTCCCGTGACCGAGAACTCGCCGACCCCGATCCCAGACGCGCCGAAGACCCCGACCGCCGGCTGGCGGCGGAGGTTGTTGTTGATCTCGATCGTCGCCTCGAGGACGAAGTTGAGACCGGCGGCGTCGACCGGGTCGATCCCTCGGCCGAGCCGGCCGATGTCGCTCGACGTGTTGTAGACGTCAAACTGTTCCGCGGCGAGGTCGTTCGGGAGGGTCGCGTAGAGCTCCGGGTAGGTCGGCGTGTTGTCCGAGACCGCCGAGTTGAAGCCGAAGAACGTGAGCGAGCCGACCGCGATCGCCTGGGGCGCGAGCGTGAGGTTGAAGGCGTTGATCGCCATCCCCAGGAAGAGCTCGCGCGTGATCGGGGAGTGATCCTCGAAGCGCCGCTCGAGCGCGAACTGGTGAGCCGAGATCGCCTGGGCGCCGTTCTCGATCCGCGAGCCGTAGAAGGCGAGGACCTGTTCGGTCCCCGCGGCGTCCGTGACCATGCCGGTCTGTGCCTCGGTCGTCATCGTGTCGGCCGTGAGGTCGATCTCACGAGCTCGGACCCAGATGTTGTTCCCGACGCTCGCAAAATCGGCGAACTTGAACCACTGGCCGATCAAGGCCGGAAGGCCTGGGCCGAAGGCGTTGTCGAGCGCGCCGGCGGGGAACTGGAACACGGCGTCGCCGCCGCCGACCGTGACGGAGATGTCGCCGACGCCCTGGGCCGCGAAGCCGGTGGCGTTGATCCGGGTGAAGGCGTCGGCCGTCTCCGTTCCGAGGACCGCCGTCGTCGCGGTTCCCGCGAGCGGGTTGACCGTGAGGACGTTGACCGCGATCCCGGTGATCTCGAAGATCCCGTCGCCGACGTCGCCCGTCGCGAGCTTCTGGAGGCGGATGATCTGGCCGACGATGAAGTCGGCGCCGTCGTCGACGGTGATCGTCCCCACGCCGAAGGCGGTGATCTCGGCGGTCCCGACCTTCTCGATCGTCGCCGCGAACGTCGAGAACATCGACGACTCGATGAGTTGATCGAAGGCCTCGAAGGAGAGCTCGATCCCGGTGTCTCCTCCGGCTTCGGCCCCGACAAGGATGAGGTCGGAGATCTGGCGATCGGGCCTGATCTCCTCCGAGACGATCGTGTTCGGGACGAAGGCGAGGTTCGGCGTCCCGGTGAACCTTAACTGGTTGAGCGTGAAGGGTCCGCCAGGGATGGGGGCGGTCCGCTGGGAGCTTCGGAAAAAGCGAAGCCCGACTCGGTTCGTGTCAGACATGGCGGTCTTCTCCTAGAGTTGAGGCCGTCTCACACGGACCGGAATGAGTCATATTCGACGAGGGCGTTGACGTTGACCTGGAACCATCCCTGGATCCGGCCGGCTTCGACGACGCCCTGGTCGCGGAAGCGGATCCCCGTGAGATGAACCGACTCGACGAAGTCGAGAAGGATCTCCGCCAGGGTGTCCGCTCGAGCCTGGCCGGTATTATGCCGGACAAATACCTGGGCCGCGAAGATTGCCGTCCGGCGGACTTGCACCGACGCGCCGGCGCCGAGGCTGGCGAGCTCGCCGGTCGCGTGAGCGAGTGACGCGAAGACGTAGTCGTCGAGGCCGGCGGGATCGAAGTCCAGGTTGTCCCAGGCCACGGTCTCGAGGTCTTCGCCGGCGCCGGTCCAGTGACTCCCGAACGCGGTCCGAACCGTGTCGCGGAACTGGGCCGGGGTTCGTGTGCTGGCGCCCATCAGTCGAGAACCTTCCGCCCGCCGGGGATCGCGAGCGCGGCGTCGATCGCGCGATCGACCCAGCCGGCCGGCGCTTGTGTCGAGTGACCCTCCGCGAGTCGGCTCGCATAAGGGACATTATTCTGGAGGATGAGCGGGCGGCCGATCTTGCCGCGCGCGTAGATCCGGAGCTCGCCCAGGCCGGCGGCGAGAGTCGACGCGCCGGCGGGATCAATCCCGTCGCGCTCTCCTGGACTCGGGACGGCGATCGAGACGACCCAGTTCCTCCGGAAGTGGCCGCCGACGTAGCCGGTCGGCGGTGTCGGATTTTGCCAGAGCGTCGGGTTCCCGACCGGCGAGGCGAAGATCAAGTTCCGGAGCATCGCGAACGCGGTCTTCGCGAAGTCGTCGGCCGTCTCGGCCTCGATCTGGCGGACGATCTCCGCGGGGTTGTAGGGTTTCGTCGCCATTAGGAGGGCGCCCGGACCTGGAGCTTGTAGAGGAAGTCGGTCTTCCCTGGGTGAATCCGATCGAGCGAGATGATGTTCTTCTCGATCCCCTCGTCGAAGATCTTGTCGGCCGTCGTCGGGATCGTTGCGCCCAGGGAGAGCCCGGCGAGGAGGACGGTCTCGTCGCCCTGGCGGATCGAGCTCCCATCGACGAGCGACCGCTTGATCGGGACGACGACCGCCGGCGCCGTGACGAC